GGTGGCCGTACTCGACATAGGACGCATATTGAAGGTTGTTCAGCACAACAACGGTGTAATGGGTTCCACGGTGGCCCACGGGCATTACTGCCCAAGCATCCCGCAAAGTGCCATATACAACCGGTGTCCGCTTCACAACCTTGTTCAGTAAGCGCCCCGCCAACTCTTGGGCGGCTTGGCGGCAAAACCGATCCAAGTCAGCGCCCATCAGTTTTTCCATGTTCTTGTTCAGCCGTTCCAGTTGCTTGAAATCGCATTTACCCCACTTTGCCATCAAGCATACCCCTTGAAAGGTTCAAGCTGGATTTCTTGATGATTGGTGAAAACCCCGGCTTCACCACTTTTAGAATAGGTGAACTTTCGTTCAAGGTCGTTGAACCGTGTCACCACGATTTTACAACCAGCGGGAATTTCCACATCAGGGGACAAGAACAGCTTCACAGTTTGGGAAACTGCGGCCACGGGATCACCAGAACTTGAAGTTAAAGTTTCAAAAGACAGTTTACAGGGCTGATTTTGAAGAAGCGGCTTTTCTTCAAAATCAGTCAGCTTGGTTGTGGGATCTTTCACCTTTTCTTGGGTGTAGATCGTACAACGATCCTTCCACAACCGTTCAAGGGCCTTCCGCTGGGCGCTTACCATACCAATTTCCTATACCGGTAGATTTCATCCATCCGGCCATTGGTCAGGAAGTTGATCAAGCTATCCAACCGCTGTTCCGGGGTGGAATTGCCATCCCCAACGGCAAAAACCGTGTTGGTGTCCCCTTCCTGAATTTGTTTCACCGCCGCTTCAAGATCAAACCCTTCCAACTGCCCATTGGCCTTCTTCATGTTCAGGTATTCCCCAACCGCCATAGATACGGCCATACTTTCCAACCCTTCAGGAACTTCCTGAAGGTTGGTCAAATTTTTGATCCGCCATTGGACATTGGAAATCACCAAATCCAACAGCGGATCATCAGCGGCCCCCGTTACGCCAAGGGCCGTAAGCATTGCAATAACCTGTTCACGCAACGGGGATCACCGCCATTCCATCAGCCCAAAGACTGAATCCGGGCAATGGGAATCGCCTTGTGGTTGATATAGGTGCGCTGGGAAGCGGTGGTTTCGCCGCTATGAACCAGCGTCCAGTTCTGCCCGTTTTCCAACTCTGCATCAGTGGGGGACAGCTTGGCTTGGCTTTTCTTCTCATAGCTGATACCGAAGGGGCTGAACACCTTGCGCTGACGCATATACAGGGTATCAACACCGCCATTGGTCTTGGGGTCACGGGCCATTTCATAGGGAACCTTGGCCCCAATATCCTCATAGGAGATAGCGCCGTTGCCCATGATGTAGGTGGTGTACTGGGTAGCGGGAACCACATACATATCAGCGGCAAGGGTGCGGGTGCCGAAATAGGGGGTGGCGCTTGCAAGGTTAATCGTGGTGGTATTATCACCACCAGAAGCAACGATCTTCAGAGCACCGGGGGTGTCGGCGGTTGCATCAGCATAGCCGGTGGTGGCGGGAAGATCATCGTCAACGATCACGGTGCGGCCATTCCAAGTGGCAAGGGTCAAATCCTTCTGAATGCCGTCCCCATCAGTCTGCTTCATGAACTCCAACAGCTTCATGTTTTCAAGGTTGGTGGCAACATCGGAGTGCATGAAGGCAAGGGTGAACTTCTGCTTGTTGGCTCCGCAAGCCTTGTTCACGGCGGAATTCAGGGTAGTTGCGTCCATGTTGCCGTAAATGGTGGTGCTGTGCTTCTCCACGAATTCCTTGTTCTTGGTGTCGCTGGTGGGCATAGCAAAAACACCCTTCAGCATGGACAGAATGGTTTTCTGATCCAAGGTGTCCTTATACTCGGCAACTTGGGCGGAAACATTACCCATGAAGTCAACCCCACCGGTAATGTCATAGCTGAAATCCTTTTCAGTCCACGCCTTGGCTCGACCAATTACCACCATGCCCTGCTCAAAGGTCTTGGTGGAAGTGGCGGTAATGTCGGTTTCACCGTCATAGTTCACCGCATCACCATCCAACAGGCCACGCATGGCAAGACGGGCATAGGCGGTGCCATTCTGACTGGTAAACACCGCCCGAATATCGGGGTTCCCGGCCAGCGCACGAGATTTCTTCAAAGCGTTCAAGGTCAGGTTGGGGATACGGCCAACCATATACTTGAAGGCTTCAGGGTTGAAAGACTTTGCATCAAACTTGCTGTTAGCCATCGTTCAAACTTCCTTTCTTTGTGTGGATCAAGGGTAGGTTATTCCAAGGTTGTGTCCGGGTTATCTTCCAGATACTTGCAAAGTTCGTCATAGGACATTTTGGAAAGATCATCCCCGGTCGGCTGGTTGTGGGTATCACTCTTTTCAGCGGCCTTGGCCCCCTTGAATTTAGCCTTGCCGGTGCTGTCAAAAAGAAAAGCGGTGTCCTCACCCTTTACCAGCTTTCCAATTTCATCATCCAGCCCTTTCACGGTGCCATCATCAGCCAATTCCGCTTTGGTCAGGAAATCGGCCAACAGCGCCTTCACAGCCACATTGTTTTTGGCCTTGGCATTGGTCAAAGCCATATCAACAGCATTGGTGATCTTCAGGGCCTTGATTTCATTGGCGTGGTCTTTGTCCTTCTGCTTGTTGGCTTCCTGAAGGGCGGTGATCTGGTTCTGAAGTTCCGTATTATCACCAGCGGATTTCTTCAGGGTTTCAATCTGCCCATCCCGTTCAGAAACTTGGGCCTTCAGGGTCTTGTTTTCCTCGTTCACTTCATTGAAGCGGGCCTTGGTCACAAAAGAACCGTTCAGCCCTTCCATAACCTTGTTGGCCTGTTCCTCGGTCAAGCCCCATTCCATCAGCTTTTCTTTCGTCATAGTGTGATACCTCCATAAAATCCTTTTTTACCGTGGGTCAGGAACCACGATTTCCCCCGGTTCTGTTTACCGCCCACCACCGGGGAAACGGCGAAAGGGTATGAAAAAACCACCCACCGGCCAAAGCCGGGGGTGGCTCATTCAACAATATTGTTTTGTTGGTTTTCTTTCAGGCGCTTCATATAGGCTTCAAATTCTTCCACCACTTCAGGGGGTGCGCCTTCCTTCAGGTGCCAATTATCAACTTCCGGCACAAACCATTCACTTGTGAAAAAATCAGGCATCGGCATTGGTATTCATCCCCTTCATCAATTCCAAAAGCTGTTTACCAAATTCTTCAGCAACCGGACGGGGGCTTTCGCTATCCATCCATTCACAGAAGCATTCAGCAAACCATTCTTGGGCATCTTGGGTGGCGTAACCGCTCACCGCTGTTTTGGTGTCGGAAACCTTCAGCCCACAAGCCTTCATTACCTTGGGGCGAAGATAAGCGGAAACCTTCTTGGGCCGCCATCCATTCATTCCGGCCAACTGCTGGATCACAGAAAGGTAATCATCCACAGCATGGCCCAATTCATGGGTGACAATGGAACCAAAGGTGGTTCCTGCTGGGTGGAACCCATGTTCCAAATCCCTTGCATAAAGTTTGGTCAACCGCTCCACATCGGAAAAATAGGAAGTATTCACAGAAATTCCGCCACGGCCCAAGCCATAAGAACATTGGGCATAGGTACCAGCATTCAATTTCATGGCATTGATGGAATTCAGTTGGCCCCGCAATTCAGGGAAGCGGTTGAACACATTTTCATGGGCTTTGAAGATAGCCTTGGCAGTTTCAAGGTCACAGCCCTGCAAAGAAAGAAGCTGGTTCCCGTCAAAGGGTTTCCCATTGGGAAGGGTAGTTTGATAAAACCACCCTTGTTCCTTCATCAAGGCTTCCACTTCATCAACAGTGGTGCAATCGTCCACAGTTTTCTTCATTATAGCGCCAGCGGTGGCAACCGTCAAACCGTCCTTCACACCATCCACAAAAGCCTTCTTCCATTGGGTGAAGGTCATATTGGCCGGGACATAGTACACTTCACCATCAGCGGTTCGGGCGGCTCTTTCACCGTCCATATCGTCATAATGGGGGCAAGTGGTTCCCCGGCAATTTGGATGGAAGGGCGGGACAGTTACACCAGGTTCATATTGGGAAAGGGGGATCACTGTCCCATCAAGGGGTTGACAAATCGGACAGGTACGGGAATCCAGCGTTTCCACAATTTCAATTTGATCCACTCCCAAATCCCTATACATTTGGATTTTGGAAACGGCGTTGAAATAGCTGGTTTCCGTATGTACCAAGCGCCTTGCCTTATAGCGGGAAGTTCCGAACTGCTTTTGAATGGCCGTGATAATCTTGGCCGGTGGATCACCCCGCAACATTCCCTGAATTAGTTCTTTGTTTACGGTGTCCACCAAATCCGCCTTGTTTGCCCAACAGCGATCCCGAAAAGTGCGCCCGTCAGTTGTCCAAGGCTTTGAAAGTAAGGTTTCAAGTTTCTTTTGGTTCAGGGCGGTGAAATCCCACCCAAGCCCAATGCCCTTCTGAATTTCAAAGGCTCCACGGGTGTACCCATTGGAAACCACATCTTTCAGAAGATCATCAATTCCATCCACCTGATTTCCATACAGAAGTTCAATTTGCTGTTGAATTTGAAGCTGGATGGTTTCAAGGCGGCTGACATGGAAGCGGGTTGAAGCGTTTTCCAGCTTCTTGATCCACTCCGGGGAAAGGTCGG